ATCCTAAACTCATAATAATCCTTAAAAGGAGACAGTGAGGTATGTGGTGGAGTCACTGTCCCCATTTAAAGACTATATTACTTTTTAAACCAACTTGGAAGTCCTAAATGAGGTCTTGTATCATATATGTTTTTGTCTGCATCTTTGGATTTTTGATCGTTATAGTGCAGAAAAACTTGAGCACAGTTATCTCCTTGAAACTCTTCTCTCCAATGTTCTAGCTCCATTCCTCTATAAACTAGCATATCACCAGGCTTTAGATTAACTAAAATACCTTTATTATTGCTAACATTAGTTATTTTTTTCCCATCAGCAACACCTACATTTTTCTTTGGCTCTAAATGTATAGGCCAAGGATCACCACCAAGATTAAGTGTGGTTGATATTTCACAACTAAATCTATCTTTGTGTCTATGTAAGACATCACCAGGTTTATATATTCTTGCATATGAATACGTTGGATTTAATTTAAGACCTGTTTTCTTTTCCATAATAGGTAAGCATCTTATTAACAAAGTTTCCATAGCTACATCTGCAAAGTGAGAATAGGTATTTGGAATTTGTTTATCAGACCAAACTCCCCAACCCTCTTCAAATTGAGATATATATTTCTTATCAAATAAAGTTCTAGCAACTTGTCTTTTTAACAAGAAATAATTGTAAACAAAAGTGGCTATATCTTTAGGTACAGCTTCTTTAATAACTACATATTTATTTTTTTGGAAGCTCATTTTTTTGACTCCTTTCTTTTGATATTGCTGTTTCAACAACTTTAATATTCCAATGTATAAATCTAAATGGTTCTAGTCCTGCATCAACAGCGTATTCATGAGGAACATAACCTGGAAATATAATCATCGTTCCTGGTTGTGGTTTGTAATGCACTTGATTAGTTCCCATTGTAATTTGTGATTGATTTTTTAAAGGTAACTTTGTCATCTCTGCACCAGGTCTTGGTTCATGGAATATTGGATAAGATGTTTTTTCACTACACTTTAAAAAATAAAATCCTGATACGTGTTGATTCCAATGTTGGTGTGTAGAATGATGACCACCACCTTTTTCACTAAACTCTTGTACCCAAAATTCTGTAAAATGTAAGCTATGGTTTTGTAAATTAAATCCTTGCCAATCTAAAAACTCATAAGACCTTTGACCTATAAATTCTACTAGATCTTTTATTTTAGGATCATTTGAAAAACTTTCACTATGTTTTGATAAACCAAATGTACCTATATCTTTTTTCCATTTAGGTTCATTTTTTAATTTATCTTTAAGAAGTTTATCAGCTTTCTTAATATATTTATCTGTTACTTTAGTTGCGTTTTTCAAAAACATGGGTGCTTCTGCAATCCATATTGGTGTTTGAAAATAAAATGCAGATTTAAAATCTACATGTCCTTTAGGTTTACTACTTCCGCCTTGTTTTATATCATTCATATTATTTAAATGGATAACCTAGATTCCATATCACTAGACTATTCCTTTCTCCTTTAGTTACGGGTTTGACTCTATGCCATACAAATGAAGGGAATACAACCAAAGAGCCTTTTGGTAATATTTCAGTGCACGCTCTAATGTTAGGTTTTTTATCAGGATCTAAATTCCTAAAGTCAAACTCTAACTCTCCACCTTTGTATTCTTTTGGATCTGTTAACGTTACGGTTACAGATAATTTTCTAATCTTGCCTTTTGTTGGTCCTTCTTCCATATAAGGTTTATCCCAACTATCGCAATGCCAATCATAATATTGACCTTTTTTATATATAGTAAACTGACAAGATTCAGAATGATCCCAGTCAAAGTTCCAACCTGCATTTGCATTTGCTTGATGCACATAAGGTTGTATTTCTTTATAGATCCATCTGTCATTCATCCAAACAATATTTGAATCTCTTTTCTTTTGTAAATCTTTTACTTCTTCTTTTGTAAGAGGTTGTTTATCTAAATTTCTATCTCTACCAAAGCCACCTGTAATAGCCATAATTTCTCTTTCTTTTTCTGACTTACCATACTTAACAATAAGATCACATATTCTTGGTGGTATTGCAGATTCAAAGTACCAATAGTAATTAGATATATTCATTTAAAAAAACTGTAATATCCTGAAAAAATAAATCTATCTAGATTTTCTGGACATACTTCTCCTTTATGTGTGTGAGTAAAGTAAGCAGGCCAAACTGCTAATCTACCTTTTTTTGATTTTATGGTTTTTTTATTAAAAAACTTTGTTCCACATTTATGTGAAGATAAATATATTTGCATAGACAGCACTCTAAAAGGAGAAGTTACTCCATGTTCTGAATGCCATTTACTAAAATAAAAACTTGGTTTAAAGTGTTTTATTCTTAATTCAGATAAACTCCATTTATCTAAAGTATAAAAAGCTTCTGGAAATTTTTTAGTATATAAATCTGCAATGTGTTTTATTTTTTTACTCATTTTAAAATCATCTTCTATAGTACAAAAAATATAGCCATTATAATCTTCTGCACGTAACTTATTTTTATTATTATAATAATAAGTTATTAAGTCATCACATTCAGTTTTACTTAAAAAATTATCTATAGTTAAAATATGGTTAGATATATTCATAGTTAATTGTTAAAATTATATTTAAGCCATTAGAAGTATTGGGTGAAAAAGAATACTTATTAGTAGCCGGAAACACTATAAAGTGATTATCTTTTATAGGTAAGTGCCACGTTCTATTTTTTCTTCTGTTATCATCATATTCAATAATACATTCTGAAGAACCTTCTTTAACATCAACACCATAAATAAGTGTGTAGTCTGGTGAGTTACGTAAATCAACAGGTTCAACTTGATTTCTTGTCCAAGATTTTTCTTTAGGGTGCATAACATTGCCGTGTATAGTTTTTTGCACTAAAGTTGTACCGTATTCAACTCTCCAATGATCTCTAACGTAATCTTGCATCCATTGTAAAGGTTGAGAAAAAGGTACAACATAATCATCAAAAGTATAGGCTTGTGGATTAGTGTTAACTCTGTTTTGTTTTATGTAAGATTCTATGATGTCGTTTCTTATTTTATCACGGTCAATCTCAAAGCCTTTTGGCATTTGAATTTCACCTGTATAAAGATCAACTTCTGTTAATACTTTCTTATGCATACCTGTGTAGATATGTAATAAACTCTAATTAAAATGTCAAGTAGATTAGGCTAATGTATTTTCAATATCCCAAGATTGACCAGACTCATTCCAGTTGTATACCCATTTATGAGTGCCAGCTGTATTTTGAGAAGTTTGCTCATCTGTTAAAGCAGGAGCATCGCCTATTGGTGATTGCCATCTTGCTTCTGCCACATTTAGAACCCAACTAGTATAAGGTTTCTTATCAATGAAAATATCATTATCTTCATCATAAGTCATACCTATACCTGCGTAGTTACCTCTTAAAGGTGTTCCACCTGCATTGTGTTGTCCACCAGATGTATTGTAAGATGTTTGTTTCCATAAAGGCCAGCTATGGATTCTTTCCAAAAACTGTCTTCCTACTTCTTCATCTTCAACACCACTAGCGTTTTGACAATCAGAATCAGCTACAACATGAACTGCTATAACTTTATTGTTTGCTCCTAATTTTGCGTAATGTGCCATAATGTTTCTCCTTTGTTGTTTATATATTAATTATTAAAGTTTGTAAAACCATTAATTTTGAAATTTATACCTTATTATTACTATACCAGAACCACCTGAAGCATTACTAGGACCAGAACTTGATGTCCAATCTGTGCCTCCTCCTGCTCCGCCACCTGTGTTTGCTGTTCCGTTTGTTCCTGGAACAAAAGTAGGAGTAGAACCACCTACTGAAGGTCCACCTCCACCGTCTCCTCCTGGTCCACCTCCGCCTCCACCACCGCCAGCTCTTACCACGGCACTGCCTGTTATTTCGCTTGAAACACCATCTCCTCCATATCCTGAACCGTCTGTATCTCCTGCTTCACCAGCACCTCCACCACCACCTGATCCACCATCGTTACCTTGAGGAGGACTTACTGGAGGTGTATTACCAGTTGCACCATTTCCACCTGATCCTCCATTAGCTACACAAGAGGGCCTGCTTACACTACCTCCTGTTCCTGAACCACCACCAGTAGACGTAATTGTGCTAAAAACTGAACTTGATCCTTTTTGAGATGAAGTGGCAGTTGATGGATAACCTGATGTTCCTCCTGTACCTCCACCGCCTACTGTAATGGGATAACTTCCCGGACTTGCTGTTACGGGAACACCAGTAGGATTTCTTAAAGGTGAACCGGTGTATGAATCATTTACACCTAAACCTTCTCTATAACCACCTGCTCCTCCTCCTTTTGAATTATAACCTATAGTTGCTCCACCTCCTGCAACAACAACATAAGAAACTGTATTTGAACCACCAGCATTTCCACCAGCAGACACTGTAAATGTGCCGTCACCAGTAAAAGTATGTATTTTAAAATTACCAGAAGTTGTTACTGTTCCACCAGAGGCAGAAATATATTGAGCTGTGACTAAAGCTGGAGCTGTTTCATTTGCACTTGTAGCTGTAACCCACCCTTGACTTGATCCTGAATAAACTATTCTAACTCCAACTCTATCTGTTTGAAGGTCAGCATTAATACATCCACCTTTTATTTTTGATCCATTACGATCTAATGTAATATTATTAGATGATGCATTTCCTGTTGCATCAATTACTATAACTTGATCTCCTACGCTTGGACTAGAAGGTAATGTAACTGTAACCGCTGAACCTGTATTTATAAAATATCCTCTTGAAGCTGAAGCTGTAAAGGGAGAAGTTTTTAAGGAAGAACAGTAATCTACTGCTGCACCTATGTTTGTTAAAGTTGCAGCGGATGCATCTAAAGTTGCTCCTGAAGGAATAGTAACAGTTTTTCCTGATTCACTTAAAGCTATTGACGATCCCGTTGCCGGAAGTATTTTATCTACTTTTAATTCAGCCATTATTGAAACTTATATCTTACTATGACTACTCCTGATCCGCCAGCACCTATAGTCATACTAGGACCTATTGGTGGACCTACTTGTGATCCTGCTCCACCACCTCCTCCACCTGTATTTGCTGTGCCGTTTGTAGCTGTAGCCACACCAGATGTTGGACTTGTTGGACCACCTCCACCAAAACCATCTCCACCGCCACCATTGCCTCCTGCTATAGTTCCTATTGCAGTATATCCACCACCTCCACCACCACCTGCTACAAAACCTGAATCTCCTGCACCTGGTCCGTATGATGGTGAAATATCTACTCCTACACCACCAACACTTCCTACAGGTGATGGTCCTGTAACTGCTGCTGCACCTGCTCCACCTCCTCCTCCACCATTACAACCTGGTCCTATAGCAGCTCCATTATTTCCTTGAGGCGGACTTACTGGTGGAGTATTTCCTGTTCCTCCAGTACCACCATTATAACCACCTCCTCCACCTGATCCTCCTGGACCACCATTTATAGCTGGAATTGGAGTTGGACCTTGTTGACTTCCTCCTCCCCCTCCACCTGCTGAAGAATTAGAAATAAAAGTTGAAGTTGAACCTTGTGATCCTGCTGGAACTGGATTTGCTCCTGGAGGAGCTCCTGTTGCACCAGCTCCTATAACTACTGGATAACTTTGAACTGACACAGGTTGAGCTGTAAATGATCTATAACCTCCTGCACCTCCGCCACCTGATCCTGCTGATGTGCCTGATCCACCACCACCTCCACCAGCAACAACAATGTAATCGATTACATTATTAGGAGCACTTGCGGCAGTTCTTGTAACTTGAAAAGTTGAATCTGATGTGAATGTGTGAATTTTAAAATCTCCAAAAGTTGACTCTGTTCCACCTGTAGCAGCTATAAAAGCTGGTTGTAAACTAGCATCATTCCCTGCTGTTGCTGTTACCCAGCCTTGCGATGAACCTGAATAAACTACTCTTAATCCACCTCTATCCGTTGCCATTAAAAGATCATTACAACCACCTTTAATTTTAGATCCGTTTCTACCAAGTGTAATTGCATTTGTTGCTGCACAACCTGTTGCATCAACAACGATTAATTCATCACCTACTGAAGGTGACGCTGGTAAAGTTACGGTGACCGCTGATCCTGTGTTAATGAAAAAACCTTTTCCTGCTGTAGCTGTAAAAGGAGATGTTTTTGTTGTTGTACAAAAAGATATACCAAAACCTGTAGCTGTACCACAGTTTTGTAATGTAGCACCAGAAGGTATTGTAAGTGTATCACCTGACTCTCCTAGTTGAATTGAGTTACTTGTTCTAGGAGTTATTTTGTTTACTTTAACAGTACTCATAATTTATTTAATTTTGAAATTTGTATCTTAACATAACTATACCTGATCCACCTGCTCCAGAACCCGGTTGAGAACTAGAACCTTGTCCACCGCCACCACCACCAGTATTTGCAGTTCCAGCAGTAGCATTTCTTGGTGACCCATCAGCTGAACCACCATTACCACCACCATTTGCACCACAACCTCCAGTGCCTCCATTTGGACTATCTGAATCTTTACCACCACCTCCGCCACCAGCGAAATATCTTGTATTAGAAACGGGACCAGTTGTTCCATAACTTGGAGCTGTTGGCCCTATAAAATTAGCATCAATAAAACTTCCTGCTCCACCTGGACCTGCTGGATTACCACTTACTGTTGTGCCTACTGCACCAGCTCCTCCACCACCTCCACCTCTATCTGGGTTTGAAGATCCTGGTTCACCATTTCCACCGTTATTACCTTGTGGTGGACTAACAGGTGGGGTATTACCCGAACCTGCGATGTAAGCTGTGCCTGGCGCTCTGCCTGATCCACCACCGCCTGATCCACCATCGCCTCCTGGTCTATCACCTGGAGAGTTCCATCTACCACCTCTACCTCCACCTGTTGAGGTAATTGTTGAAAATACTGCGGGTGATCCACTTACTGAATCTGTTGCTGGAGGTGATCCTGCTGTTCCTCCTGCTCCTACTGTAATTGGAAAAGTTGCAACGGATGCTGTTAAACCTGTTGGATTTGCTAAAGGAGAAGTTAAACCTCCAGGTAATGAATATTCATTAGAAACTCTAAATCCTCCAGCACCACCACCGCCACCACCTTCTAAAACTCCACCACCGCCACCACCACCTACTACAAAATAATCTATTTTATTTGATCCTTGAGCATTACCAGCATTAGTTACTTGAAAACATCCACTAGATGTAAAAATATGTGTTTTAAAATCTCCAACTGTTAAAACAGTGCCGCCTGTTGCCGCAACGTGTTGTACACCTTCTATTGTGTCATCTGTGTTAACGTTTAACCATCCTCTTGTGCTATCTGTAAAAACTAATGTAATTGAATCACCTTGAGTGTTCAAAATACCGTCTTGACAATTACCACTTATTTTTGATCCGCCTCTTCCAACAGTTACATTGTTACTTTGAAACGTATTTGCATAATCTTTTATTGCAACAATATCTCCAAAACTAGGGGATGAAGGTAAATTAATTGTTATTGCTCCTGAAGTGGTATTTAAAAAAAATCCTTTACCACTAGTTGCTGTTACTGTTCCTGGACTATTAGTATAAATAGTAGAACACCAATTTACTGAACCAGCTCTACCAAAACCTGTCTGTGTTGCACCTGAAGCTAAAGCAACAGAAGCTCCACATGAACCTATTGTAATTGTTGATCCACATTTTTTAATGATGTTAGAATCGTCTGAAACTTTATTTATATTATCTACTTT